TGGCCTTGAGCAGGTTGTCGCGGGTGAGGTTCTTTTCGGCGGTGCCGGCGGCTTCCTCCGCCGCCAACCCCGAGAACATGTTTCGCCGATGGCGGGCCGATAGGGCCAGGTCTTCCCCGGCGTTCGGAACCTCGGATTTTCGGGCGAATTCATAGTCACCAGACTCAACCGCTCCGGTGGTTCCCTCCCGGGGGTCGGCAGGTGCTGTTGGGCGTCCTCCCTTCCGCCCTGCTGCCGGCTTGTCAGCTGGAGCTTCCTGGCCTTCCTGGCTTTCGCCTGTCTCCCCAGCCCCTTTGCGGCAGGTGAGATCCGCCGCAATGTGGCCATCCCCGCAGGGTTTGCCGGCCCGGCCGTTGCTGGCCGCCGCGGCCTTGCTGGCCCGGCCTACAGCTGCTGGCTTTTGGCCTTTGCTCTTGCTGGTGCCGCCCAGGGGGATCTCAGTTTGCGCTCCGCCGCCGCCAAGCAGGTCGAGCTGGCCGGGGGCCGATCGGGCACGGGCATCAAGTCGGGCCTTCAGGGCATCAATGCGATCCCAGGTTCTGTCAATTCGACCGCTGATCTCTGATCGTGGCTTGCGGCGGCCCATCACGATGGCCGCATGGCGGTTCATCAGTTTCATGTAGGTGACAGTGTCACCCTGATCCCTAGCGTCCTGGGCGGCCAGGCTAAATGTCAATCTTTCGGGGATGGCCAACCTCATACCTGATCCAGCTGTTTGAGCAGCAGATCCACTTTGCGGCGGAAGGCTCGATGGCCACGGGGCCCGTAAACATCATCGCGGCGCTTGTCGGCTTCTTTCCGATCGGCGGCAGTGATCTTGCCGTCCAAACCAACTTCCGCTTGTGCATCGCTAAACGTCCAACCTGGTTTCTCTTTGTTGGCTCTGTGAATGGCATTGGCTTTTATCATTGCCTGTCTGAATTGGTCGCTTGGAATCTGGGGCAGCTCCAGGAAACGCTCGGCCCTGAGATCGGTGATGAAATCTTTTGATGCCCTCTCGCCGTCGTAAAGACTTTTCCGTGCCTCATCGGCAACTTTGCTGATGGCGTTGCCAGTCCGGCCGCCGTTTTTTTCCATCCCTCGTCGATCTCCGGCCCAGGTAGAAAGCATGTAAAGCATTGTGGTCTCCTGAAAGAAGTTGCCTTTTGGGCCCCTGCTGCTCATTCCCCAGTCAAGCAGTTTTGGGGTGCCGTCCTCCTGAATCAGTAAGTTGGCGCCATGGAAATCGTCATGGGTGAGGCCTGCGTCGCCTAGCTTCCTGCTGATTTCTGCCGCACCATAGAGATAGCGCCGCATATTCTCCGGTTTGCCCAGAATTCGTTGCGCATCTGCGGTTGGGTCATAGCTGTGGTGGTTTTCCTGAAACGGGGTGCCGGGGGTGAACTCATAGGCAAAAGCAAACCTCCCATCGGGCAGCTTTTGCATTTCACTGAGCAATTTGGGGGAGACCCCAAGTTCGCCAGCCAGTTTGGCGCTTGCCACTTCGTTTTCAACCATCAGCCTGCGGGCCTTAATCCGATCTTCGGGCGATGGGTCGGGATGACCGTCGCGGGGGTCGCGGTTGCTGATCCGATCAACCTTCACCACGGCTTTACCGCCGCCGGCCAGGGGGAAAAGAAATGTGTCGCCGAAGAATCCTTTGCCGATCTGCTTCTCAGGCGGCCGTCCATCTAACAGGATGCCGCCATCGGCCGCCTGGGTAAGCACTGGGGCACTTTTGGTGCTTTGATTTGGACCTTTTTCCTTGTGACAACGGTAGGTCGAAACGATGAAGCTCTTGCCACACGGCTTACCGCGGGCTGCATCTACGCGGGCCATGCGCGTTTCAAGCAGCGCCAGCCGGCCGTCGGTTGCCATTGCTTATTTCCCCTTTGGCAGTGCCCGTCGAGTGGCCCCTGGCATTTCACCTTGCGAGGGTTCATCCAGGTCCATCGTCCTGCGGCGCAGCTCAAAGATCTTTTCCCCCAGCTTTGCCATCCGCTCGTCAGACGCTTTCATCGCCTCAGTCAGCTGTCGCATGCGCTGGGACAGCTTCATCGGCGCGCCACTGCCTGCCGGTTGAGTTTGCTGAGCCTGCTGCTGGCGCTGGGCTCGCGCATCCTGCAGTTGTTGGCCAAACTCTTGGATGTAGGCCTGTTGGGCGGCAGCTTTGGTCATGCCCTTCCATTTGCCTTTGCGCTCCAGGCTCCATTCGGATTCGAACAGCTGGTTGGCCAGCATCGACATCTGCCGAACGTCTGCCGCCTTCATCTGCTGGATTGCCTGGCGCATGGCATCGGCCAGCGGGGTTTTGCTGGCCGTTGGGCTTGCTGGTGTTTCCTGGCGAGGGGGGATCTTGAACAACGGCGCGGCGTTCGGCTTGGCATCAACAAACCGGCTGCCGTCATCACTTTCTCCGGCGTAGACCATGGCCCCATTGCCGGCCCCTGCACCTCCTTTGTGGCAGGTGAGGGCCGCAGAGATGTGACCATCCCCGCAGGGCTTGCCGGCTTTGCTGTTGCCGGTAGCTGCGGCCTTGGCGGCCCGGCCCACTGCCGGCGGCTTGCGTCCACCCTGGCTGGTGGTGGTGCCACGCTGCATGCCCAGATCGAGTTGGGCGCCACCGGCCATCAAGGGCAGCTGGCCCGGGGTGGTTCGGGCGCGAGCATCCAGGCGGATGATCCGGCTGATGAGGCTGTCGAACATGCTGGCCGTGGGTGCCTCGTTGGCGAGGTTCTTCGGTTTGCGCAAGCCGGCCCGTTCCAGCTCCAGCTGCATGGCGGCGATCACCTGCTCCTCCAGCTCCTTCTTCACTTGGGCGGCCGGGTCGCCCTTCATCATGCGGTTGGCGGCGCTGTTGAGGGCGGTGGCGATCGGGCCGGCCTTGTCCTTCAGCTCCTTGAACACCCGGAGCACCTGATCGGCCTCGGCGGCAACCCCGGCGCTTTCCCGTTGGTTGATCTTGTTGCCGGCCTTCTGCTGGAGGGCCTCGGCCGCGCGGCTTTTGCTGACGGTGGCAAAGAGCGATTTTTCCCGGGCCAGCTTGCGCCGCAGGTTGTTGGCGAGCTCCGCCCGGGCCAGGCCGTTGTCGACCGTTTCTTGCCCCCCGAAGATGTCCAGGGCCCCCTGCTGGCTGGCCTCGCTGACGGCCAGGTTTTCGACGTACTCCGCCAGGGTGCCATCGGAGATGTTTTTGCGCTGCCGCAACAGCTTGCCGATTTCGCCCTGTTTGGCCTTGCTCAGCCCTGAATTGCCGATGATCGCGCCACGGCTGATTGAAAGCTCGCCATTGATGACGGCGCGGAACATCGACTCGGGCAGCCGGGCCAGCCCCAGGCCCTGGGCGGCCTTGCCGGATTGGAGGGGGAGGCCGGCGCGTTCAACGGCCGCCTGATCGGTGATGCCGGAATCCCGGAAGAATTTCGCCGCATCGACGCTGCTGCCCTGGCCCTGGGCGATGTTCTGCATGGCCCCGATCGCACGGGCCTCGTTGGCATTGGCGGCCTTGAGGTACCGGATCGTCACGGACTCTGCCGCCATCCGTTTGGCCAATGCGAGGCGGTTGTGCCCGTTCACGACATAGGTCTTGCCATCGGCCGGGTCTTGCCACACCGATATCACCCCGGCGAGGTTGTCGTCCCATTTTTTGATGCCGGCAAGGGAGCCAACCTCTCCGCTGGCAGATGAGTGGAGCTTGAACTGGAAGCGCTTGGGATCCACCTCGATGGAGTCCGGCGCCACGACCGCCACGGTCCCTGCCAGGCCCCCCTGGCCGGGCCCCCCCAGGCCGGGGCCGGGCGCCGCGGCCGTTGCTGCGGGCACCTTGCCACTGCGGACCATCTGGGCAACCGCCGGATCACGCAGCATTGCCCGCAACCGCTCCACTTGCCGGCCCTCCTGCAGGCCTTTGGCCTTTTGATTGCGCCCTGCCTGCACGGCCGCCTGCACCTTCCCGGCATTTGGGTCGCCCTGGCTTACTAGCTCCTGCAGCCGCCGCAACCGCTCCTTGCCGATGGCGCTGGCGGCCCTGATGACGCACTCCTTGTTGACTGAGATGCAGGTGGCCCCGCAGCCGTAGCCGGTGGTGCACCGCCGCTTGCTGGCGCTCGTGCCTTTGGCTCGGGTGTCACGGAAATCGAGGCGGTGGCCCCGGGCCGCCAGAAATCCTTCAGACCTCGCCGCCCAGGTTGCATCGGTCTCGACATCCCAGGCTGGGCGGAACCGCACGGCTTCGCCATCGACGCGAAACTGGTAAACCAGCCCAGCTGCCGCCACTCGCCCGGTGAGGCTTTGGCCCTGGGGGGCGTGCTGCCGGTCCCAGCTCAAAACGGCCGCCCCAGGCAGCGATGCGGCCAGCACCGCCGTCAGTGGCGCCGTGATCGGATCAATGGCGGCAGTCGCACCGTCCAGCCGCGCCATGCGGGTTTCGATCCGCCTGAATCCAGGATGCCGCCTGGGCACCGTTTTGCTGGCTGTGCCCCGCTTGGCGTCAGCACGTCCAGCTGAATTGTCACTAACGGGCGAATAAGTAACGTTATCGCCTTGAATTCTGTAGTTGTAGACCAATTGGCCAGCACGAAAGGTGCCAGTAGTTTCACCAGTGGCGACAGATGTATTGAGAGTCAGCAGATGCACGCTGTCGTGAATCAGCTCGTCAATGATTGATTTGACGAGCGACGCTGTTTCCTGCCTGACATCCACTGGTGTTTCTCTTGGTGTCAATGAACCTTGATTAACATGTTACGGATTTTTCTTGTCAGGCTTTGCCTCCTTTGCTTGCGGTGACTGGGTTTGTGGAGGCTTTACCTCGTCAGGATCTTGCTCCGGATTTGGCACTGGAGCAAGCTGATCGGTTGTAACACCACTTGGGGTGGGCTCATTGCGAAGGCGTTCTCCCTCCTCTAACAACATGGCCGCCAGACCATCGCTATCAATGTCTTCTTGCTGGGCCGCTTGATTGGCAAATGCCAATGCGGTTCTGACCTGATGAATCCCGTTTGCGTGAACCCAAGTGGCGAGTGCGTTCAGGGCAAATTGTTCTTCGATCATGCGAATCAGTTGGTGTCTGGTCAAGCTAAGGCGATCGGCCAGGGCACGGCTGCCGCCAGCGGCAGGGCGCGCCCTTCCATGCCATCCAAGATCCTGTATGCTGGACAAGCCCAGACCGATTACTGATTGGACCCATGCCAGAGCCCAACACCGCGTTGGCTGAGAGCCGGCGGCTGCGTCGTTGCAAAACCAGCGAAAATGCTGAATCACTCCAAAGTGAAAAGTTTCGCGAGCCGGCAACAAGACGCCAATCCAGAAGGCGCCAATTCGAAGGAATCGATTCCTTTATCGTGGCGTTTATCTTGTTGCTTGGAAATCACTTAATGCTTTGGAGTTTGCTAATGGGTGGTGCCATCCTGTTCCCACATGTCCTGAAGATGCGGGACGCCGCACAGATCTTGCAGCATCAAAGAGGTGTCGCCCCGATTCTGCGCCAGGACTGAGTTTTATGGAAAGCTATTTTGTGCGCTTAGTGACGCCAAAAGGGGTCACTCCTCATTACTTGGCCTGGAATCGATTTGACCCAGGCTTCTGGCAATTGTGCGAATTCCCGTTTCAGTTGACTCGGCTGGATGCCGAGCGATTAAGGGCTCACGCAGCTCAAGCCCTGGGCGCCTTCGTTCAAGTGGTTGGTGTCTCAGGCTGATTTTTCTTCTTTCCCATGGCGCCAAGGGAAGCCTTGGCGCCCTTATCTTTGAGAACCAATGCTAATCCAACTGCATAAAAAGAACGGCTGCATCATTGAGTTCGAATGCGATCTTACTGACGCCGAAGCTCGCAAGATCGTGATTGACGCCGATCGCGCCAATCAAAACGTTGGGGACTTTGCCTTGCAGCTGGCCACACAGCGACGAGGCTTGACCCAAGCCCAGTCGGGCTGGCTGCGTTATCTGGCCATGGAAATCAGTGGGCAGTTGCGGCCTCAGATACTGGCTGGGCCCTGGGCCTGGTTGTTGTCGCAGCCAACTTACGAAACTGTGCACATTCGAGTCACAACCCCCCCAGAGTTTGAAGTGGCTCCTGGTGAGCCAGCTCAGCTGCATGCTGTTTGCCGTTGGGTGTTTGTCAAGCGTCGTTCCGAAGACGCGGTAAGCGTTAATCCAGTGGGCATAGGCGGAATGAAGGATAGCCAGCCATGGCAGTATGTGGGCTTGATAGATAGCAATGGAGGCTTTTATTTCTCCAAGCATCTCACAGCGCTTATCAGCGGCGAGGGTCGCCAAACCATGGCTGTTATGTTCCCCACAGAAGAACAACAATTACAAGATGAGGCCAAGTGGTTGCAGTGGCGAACCAATCAGTTAATGGAGGCACTAAAGCGTTCCAATCCGGTCTAGCGATTTCTTGGCCTAGCATGGTGTTGCAGCGCATCCGTGCTGCTTCTGGGTCCCAGTAAATGGACTTTGCTTTCTACCGGTTCATTACTGCAATGAACCAACGTTCCCTTTGTTTGCTTAAAACCATGTCCGCTCTTGTTAATCGCGTAAACGCTGTCATTCAGTTTCTTCAAAGTGGTGAAGCCGCTTTGAAAAGCGAATTGGCTGAAACCAAAGCATCCTTAGCCGCTGCCCTGGCCAACGATGCTGCCGATGCCGAAACGATTGCTGTCGCACAAGCTGCCGCAACTGTCGCGCAAGAAGCTGCCGATGCAGCCAACGCCAAAGTGACCGAACTGCAATCTGTGGTTGCAGAGGATGCTGAGGAGGATGCCGCCATCAATGCAATTCTGGATGCTGTTCCTGGGGCACCCAGCTGAACAGGTTTTGCACAAACATGAAATTGTCCAAGAGCCGCATTGCGGCTCTTTTTTTTTGCCATTCATGTTCCTGTACAATATGTGGGCGGTTTGAAACTTTGTTTATGGCACTACAGCAACCAACCCGCCGCCAGCACGATGTCGCCATGGCAATCCTCAAACACCAGAATCTCCACGGGCAGTCTCCAACTCTAAAAGAGCTCGCGCAAGCTCTTGAAATTGCCACCGTGAGTAGCATTTACCAGCATTTGACCCAGCTGAAGAAAAAGGGCTGGGTGACCTGGCAACCCCATGGTCACCGATCGCTGCGATTTACGGAACAAGGTGCAGCAGAAGCTGTAACTGACCTGACCCATACTTGTACCTAACAGCATGGAACCAGATTTACGAGATGGACCCAGTCTTCACATATCTGCATCCTGCAATGGGTGTCGATACTGCTCAAAACATTACTACTGCCACCAAGGTGATAGCGGACTTTATATTTACTGCACTCATCCTTCGCACGGTTGGGGGATTTTAAAGGCTAGACGCGAGGTAGGCGATACATCTTGGACAACTCCAGACTGGTGCCCGCTTGGCTCCGAAATGCTGGCTATCCGTGCCCAACTCACAGCCCACTCATGATCGTACCCACCGCCAACTACCCAACATCCAGGGATTATCGCCAGCTCTGGACGTTGGCCCAAACCGCAGCGATTGTCTGCATTGTTGACTTTCAACCCGGCAAGCCCCGCACTTGTCGCGACATAGCCAGCACCATTCATTCCCCGGAGTATTCGCCTGAGCTAGTCCAAGTCAGCTCTCGTGGTATTGGCCACATCTATGCTGAATCAGTCGAAAGTTTCATCGCTCAATGCGAGCACTGCAACCTGGAGTGGCTGGTGCCGCCAGCGGACCCATCGCCTTTAAAAGAGGAACTGGACCTTACCGATAGGCTGCTTGAAAACCGCAATCAAGTTCTCAGGGCTATACCAGAGTGCCCAATTCACGGCTCAGGTTGCGTACCACATGCACTGGAATGGATTGAGCGAGCTAAGGCTCGTTTTGGCGTGAATGAATGAGTTGGCACTTTTCGCAGGCCATGGCGGCGGCATTCTCGGAGGCCTCCTGTTGGGACGGCGAACCGTCTGCGCCGTCGAAATTGACGCCGCAGCCAGACAGCGACTCATGGCCCGCCAAGACGACGGCACGCTGCAACCCTTCCCCATCTGGGACGACGTTTCCACCTTTGACGGCAAGCCCTGGGCTGGCCTTGTGGATGTCATCTCTGGCGGCTTCCCGTGCCAAGACATCAGCATTGCCGGAAAGGGGGCAGGGATCACCGGCGAACGATCAGGTCTCTGGCGTGAATTTGCTCGGATCATTTGCGAGGTTCGACCGCGCTACGTCCTCGTGGAAAACTCCCCAGCTCTCGTTGCTCGGGGGCTCGGAACCGTTCTCGGAGACTTGGCCGAGATGGGGTTTGATGCGCGATGGGGTGTGTTTGGAGCAGATGAAGCCGCCCTCGCGACTCATTGCGGAGAGATCCCGCTCATCCACAACCGCGATCGACTCTGGATCGTGGGTTTCCGAAAGGGCACCGACCCCGACGGTTTGCGGGAACTACAACCGGAAAGGATCCAGTCCGACCAGTGGAGACGGGCTGGCGACGTGGGTAAAACAAAGACTGCCGACGCCCACGGTCAACGACAGCAAGAACGTCGGTGGGCCGTCACAGTTGAGGCGGGACACCATTCCGCTGAACGCACTGGTTGGTGGTCCGCTGAACCCGACGTGGGTCGAGTGGCTCATGGGGTGGCCGATCGGGTGGACCGACTTAGAGGGCTTGGAAACGGGCAGGTTCCAACAATGGAAGTACTTGCATGGGAGACGTTGACCACGGGCGAGCCCTAAGGGGCACTTGACGGGTACTTGATCAAACCGATCTCAAAATCGCCTCATAGGCCGCCCTGGCTTGCTGGTCCAGCCATCCTCGCCGCGGGCACCACACCGGGTCACCAGCTGGCCAATCGCGCGCGGCCTGGTTCAGGGGGTCATCTGGGCTCAAGGCTTTCCTTGCCACGCTTTGCGGCAGGCCTTTGCGCTCCATCAGGGGGTAGTCAGCAGACTTGCCCCGCATGTCCCCGGGCCCACCGACCGGCCGGGGCACCGCCTCGGCGCCGGCGGCCGCCCGGAAATAGGCCATGGTGGCCGCCGCATGGGCCTGGAACTCGGCCTCCCAGGTCTGCTCCGGCGATTTCGCCATGCTGTTCTGGATCACCAGCGATTCCAAGGTGATCGGGCTCTCGCCGCAGCGGCAGTTCGGATGGATCGGGGTTTTCACCCCACCAATCCAGTAGATGCAGCCGGATCGGGGCGCACAGAACTCGCAGGTGCGGTCATCAAGCGTCGCCAGGTACTGCACAAAGCCAACCCGCAGCCGGCGGTAGATCCGCTCTTGGGCCTCGCCAGATGCCATCAAGGTTTCGGTGCGGGCGATCGTTTCCGCCCGGTTTTTGAAGGCCTCGTTGATGGTTGGGATCCTCTCCCGCAGCTTGGCCTTCAGCGCCCGGGGATCGGGGCCCTGGGCCATCTGGCGCGCCGTCTCAAACGACACCGACTCCCCCCATTCAGCCCACCACTTGGCGTAGTAACTCTTTGACGCCCTGACGTGCTCATCGGAGGCCGCATCACGCTCTTTGGCGTAGTTCTCGGACAGGCTCTTGAAATCGCGTTCCGCCGCGATCACCGCACCGCTGAGATCGAAGAGCCGGCTCAGCCGTTGCCCACCCTGGTACCCCCGATCTGGCGCCAATGGCATGTCGATCGGTGCGGGGCCCTGCTGGCCGGGCAACAGCGGCGGGCCGTCGCCCGGCCCCTGGCCCTGGCCCTGGCCTGGCAGCTGCTCGATCTGCCCCTCTGGGGAGAGCGCCGCCAGGGAGGGCTCGAGTTCTGCCCCGGTGATCTGGAGGGCATATTCGCTGCCCAGTCCCTGGGCCCGATCGAACAGGGCTTTCAGTTCGCTCTCCAGCCGCTCCATCCGTTGGGGGGAGAGCTGCATCGAGTCGATGATCTGGCGCAGATCTTGGAGCAGCTGCCCCTGCAGGATCAGCTGGGCTTGATTCTTCAAAACCGGATCGATGGATACCTGCCCCTCGGGGGTGGATCCCAAAAACGCCCCTGGGGTGGTCTTTGGGTCATAGGCGGGTTGGGCGGCGATGCCATCGAGCTGCGCAAAAATGCGTGCGACCGTTTCCCGCAGGGCCCCCTCGAAGACGCGACCGATCCGCCCGATCGCTTCATCCTCCAGGCCCCGCAGTTCGTCGCTTAGCCGCTGCTGGAGCTCCAGCCGACGGTCAATGCTCATGGCTCATAGCTGTCGCATCGGACCCCCATCGCCAGCAAGTCCAGGCCATCGAGGCGGCGCACCCGGGCACCCGGGCCGGCGGCGGCCACCACCATGGCCTGGTCCTTCACTCCCAACACGGCGGTCCATTGACCGGCCGGGCTCAGCACCTCCCATAGCCCGGTGGGGTCAGGGCCCACTGCCGCTTCCAGAGCCAGGGCCTGCCCGTAGGGTCCGACCAGGGTGGCGGTGCCATCGATGCGGACGTCAACTGGCACGCCGGCCACCACCCGCCGACCGGTCACCCGGCTGCCGTCCGCCCGTACCCCGGGCCGCCGGCCGCGGCCCTTGCGGCCCTTGCCCTGCGCAATTGCCCTGGCGATCGCCTTGACGTGGGCCTCGGCGGCCGCCGCTTGCTGGCCCTCCAGCTGGTCATCGGCCTGCTGCTGGCCGTCGACGGCGCCGTCGTTGCAGGTGGCGGGCTTCCCCCTGGCGGTGGCGGCGTCGCAGGGGCTGCAGCAACCGTCGTCGCGTTCGTCCCCGCTGTCCCCACGGGGCACTTGCTGCTGGCCCTGGCCCTGGCCCTGGCCAATGGCCTCGCCGGGCAGAGTGGCCAGGTCACCACCAAAGGTGGGTGGTGGCAGGTTTTGAGGATCCTGTTTGATCGCGCCATTCTTCTCGCGGTCCAGCAGGGTGGTTTCGATCGAGAACTTGGCCCCGCCAAAACGCGCCACGGCCACTTCGTTGGGCTGCAACACACCTGCGTTGAGGTACTGGCTGTCGGCCGAGGCCACCTTGCCCCGTAGCTCGGCCTCTTCCAGGTCGGAAAGGGTGATGGTGCTGTGAAAATCAATCTGCCAATCCTCTGGCAGTTTCATTGCTGCCTTGTTGGTGGAGCAAGCGGCCAGCGTTTCGTAGAACTGGCGCAACTGCCGATCAATGTGGTCTTCCTGGATCATGTGCACCTCTTGTGCAAAATCCGCCTTCTCTGAATGGCCAGTGGCCCCCAACCCCGATGGGGAGCTGCCCCAGAGCTTGGTGTGGGGGATCCGGCTTGCCCCCTGAACTTCGTCCTTGAGTTTTTCGATGATCGACTCGACCCCTGCGGCCGAACGGGTCAGAAATGAGGCCTCTTCACCATCAGCGTCGAGGGCGATGCCGCCGATCACCGAACGCATCATCGCGTTCAAAGCCAGCCGATTAGTGATCAGGTCGCCATTGCCTCGCTCCACCATGCCTTTTAAACCCTTGACTTTCTGCACATATAGGCTGAAGTCGTTGAGGATGTTGGCGGCTGATGCTTGGCCTGTTTCGTAGCGCTTGAATACACTCCAGACGGACTGCAATACGGATACACCCCACCATCTAAAGTGACTTTTGTAACTGTAAGGAACCGAGTCTCCTTCAAAACGCAGCAGCCTGGAGCGATGGATAGGCACATGCAGTAATTGATCTTTTATGCCAATACGGCGCAAATCTTCATCTCGATTGATTTGCATTTGATAAAGCTCAGGTTCGCCTACACCGCTCCAGCCCGCTGCCGGCCAAATCCGTTGGCAATCCATGGCATGCAGCCCCTTGATGGCCCGTAGCCTCTTGAGGTTGACAGGCTCATTGATGGGAGTGTTGTCATCAAGGATCATGATTATCGCCGCGCCGCCATGAAGGCGAGACTGCTTCATGGCTTCCTTGACATGAGTGCGGATCCCCATGTCTTCGCCAGTCGCAACCAGCCGATCAAACCGCTTCTTCTCAGCATCGGTGGTTTCCGGGCCCAGGGTCAGGGCCCAGCCCGCCCTGGTGCACTCCTGCGGGATGGTGTCGACGATGCGCCGGCAGAGCCAGTTGTTTATGTATAAAGCGTCCAGGTCAGCGGGTTGCAGTATTTCCGGCGCTGCAACACCGGTGTATCGCTCCTTGTCCTGACTGGTGCCCATTTTGGTCAGGGTGTTGACCAATACCCCGTCAAACCGTTTCTCAAAAGCGATTTCGTCGGTATCCAAAATCCCTGCTCTTTTACGAAAGGCGCTCGATCAGGTTAATGCCGCCCGTCCTTTCTCCTGAATGCCAGGGCGCTTCATCGCCAATGCTGGATGCAATGGACGGTAGGCTTGCGGCGACCATCGGCGATGCGGGGCCATGGCCAGCAGGTCAGGCGAGAGATCATCAATGGTCGGCGCCATGCTGGCCGATTTCGGCCGGTATCCGATCCCAAACAAGACCGAGCAGCTGCTCAGGGGCCAGCAGGTTCGAGCGTGGCTGGATTGGCCTGGCGGCCCTGAGAAAGCTCCGGGGGCAATACGGCGAGCAGGCAAGCGGGCACGAGACCGATTGGTGACAGGAAACATGCGGATGTGCGTCACCGTCGCCAAAAAGTATTGCCGGATGGGCCTCCCCCTTGAGGATCTGATCCAGGAGGGGGCAATCGGCTTGCAGCGCGGGGTCGAGATGTTCGATCCAACCAAGGGTTATACCCTGGGTACTTATGCTTATTGGTGGGTGCGACAGGCGATGTATCGCGCCCTGGCGGAAACTGCGGATACGATTCGCATTCCGACCAATGTGCTGGAGGTGTTGTTCAGGGTCGAGCGCCATATCGCATCCAGTCCAAATCGGCTTACGGATGCTGAGTTGCTGGAGATTTCAGGGCTAAAAAGTATGGAACAGTTGGAACGCATTCGGATAGGGGCTCGCGCCAAAAAATGCGGCAGCACATCAGTCCTGTTGCCTGATGAGAAGCACTGCCTAGAAGAGGTCTTGCCATGCCCCAAAAGCCGCGTCGATATTGAGGAAGATCGGCTGGAAAATGCTCTTCAGCTTGAGAGGCTGGCGGCAATGCTCCCGTTTCTATCAGATGAAGAAACCGAAATAATTGAGCTGTTGTATCTAAATGAATTGCCTAAAACAGAAATCGCCAGGATGCTTGATACAACTGCTGATCGGGTTTCCAACATCGTCAACAAGGCAATGGGCAAGCTGCGTCGCCTGGCCATGATCGACGATGGTGAGCATGTCATTCAGGAATCATTATTTTAGGTTTGCTTTACGTTTTGGATGCGTGCCAGCGCTCGCTTTTGCAGCCGGCGCCTTTCTCCGTCATAGCGCAGGTAGCAGGGTACGCACAGGGCCACCAGGTTCTCGGGCCGGCAGTCGTGCTCGATGTGGTTGATGTGAGCGACCGTGAGTGTCAGCAGGTGGGTTTCAAACGGCTCCCCGGGGCGCCGGCACTGGGTTTTGCAACCTTCGCAGGCCCAGTCCGATTGACGCTTCACATTGAGGGCGATCTCTTTCCAGTCGTCTGGATATTTGCTCCAATCCACTGGTGCCATGGCGTCCTAGCCGCCTGATTGAGGTTTGGCCTTGGCCGCTGGCACCCAGCCCCACCACCCCAGCCACTGGCGCAGGGCGTCGCCGTGGGGGGTGCCGGCGGCCAGCTTGGCCGCCTTGAGCACCTCGGCAGGGCCATCGACAAACCGGCTGCCGCCATGATCGAGCACCACCCATTTGCCTTCTGTGGTGCGGGCTGCCATGAATGCGTCCGCACCGGCAAACGCCACAGGCCGCCCTTCGGGGGGCACTTCGATGGCCAAAGCTTTGATCACTGCAGCCACTGTGGGATCGAAAGCGATGGCCGCAAACTGGCGCCAGTTTGGGTTCATTGACCGGTTCTCCAGCTTTAGAGGCTAGGCCACAGAAGCAAGCCGAAGCAGTCTGTTTTCGATTGCTTCAATGCTGTCACCACGGGATTTTTGCTCTTCATCAGCAGCTTTGAGGATGCGCTTGGCCGCGTAGACGCTGTTCTCGGTGTTCATGCGCTGCCACGCGCTGTTGCTGGGGCTCCAGCGCCAGCCAGATCTTTTCAGCTGGCTGCGGATGGCATCTGATGGCTTGCCATTGTGAAACCTGATCCGAACCCGGTTGTTGTCGAAGTCACGCTCGATTTCACCGCTTTGGAAGTCCGCTGCTGCTGCACCGGCTTTTGCTGAGGCGGCTTTGGCGGTTGTTGCCAGCCGTTGTTGCCGGGCCGTCTCCTCCAGGTTCCAAACCGAATGCCTGGGGGTGAACAATGGCTTGCGCAGCGTGTCCTGTTGGTCTCTTAGGTGGTCGAGGAGGTCACGCACTAGCTCCACCTGGCCGTTTTTGGCCAAGCGGCTTATTTTGCCCGAAATCGAGGCCGCCGCTGACGACCGGTCGTAAAACGTGCGCCCCGATTCCGCTTCCCTTGTCCAGGTGATGCTTCGATCAATGCTGCGGGTGACCGTGGCCAGCTCCTGGGCGTGGGCGGCTTCTGGAGTGCGGCCACGCTGCAGTTTTCGGTAGATGCTGCTTTGGGCCCTGGTGGTGAAATCCTCCAGCTCGCGCCGTCTCACATCTTCAGCACGGTTTGCCTTCTCCATGCGCCGCACCGGGAAATTGCTGGGCCCGGCGATCATTGGGCTCACAAGCCGGCTTTTTGCGCTTAGCCAGGCGGTATAGCGCTTCTTGTAGCCGTCCTTGTATGCCTTCATCTCGGCGTCCAAGATCGCTCTTTGCTCCGGTGACTCAGCTAAGTCCTGCAGTCGTGCGTAGAGGCTGTTGAGGTGTGCGGCGTAGTTCTCCTGGTGTGATCGGGCTCGTTTTTCCGGGTCAAACGAGGTGCCTCTGTGGGCATTCAGGGCAAGCTCGTAGCTAAGGTCTGCTGGGCTGGCGTAGCTGGTGCCAGTTGCGCTGCCTGGAGAGGCCTCGGCGCTGGTGTTGCCCTGAGCCGCCTTCCCTGCTGTTGGCGTGGCTGGAGCGGAGGCTGGCCCCTTGGGTGGTGTTTGGGCGTCTGGTGTCGCTGCACTGCCTGATTTGTGGCAGGTGAGGCTTGCGCTGATGTGACCATCCCCGCAGGGCTTGCCATTTCGTGCGGTTGCGCCGCGGGCCGCACGGCCCACTGCCGGTGGCTTCTGGCTGTTCCGGCCGCTGGTGGAAGTCTGGCCAGGCATCGTCAGGTCAGTTTGGGCGCCACCGCCGAACAGATCCAGTTGGCCAGGCGCTCGTGCCTTGCGGGCACCTAGGCGGGCATCGATGCGGGCCAGGCGGGCCTCAATTGCATCAAAGACCCGTTGCATTGGCCGCTTTGCACATCATTGTTATTCGCATTATGAGTGGAAGGAGTCGGGGCCAAGCCATTGGCAGCGTTCACTGTTCCAGTTGATTTGCTATCAAATGGGTAACATGACGAACATGTCTGCTTGACGAGTGGCAGGAGCAGCAGAAAAAAAACCTGCCGGAGCCAAAAAGCCCAGGAAAAAAGCAACGCGATTAGAGAAACTATTTCGTGTGCGGGAGTTACAAACCCTTTGCATTAACGGCTATTCCGCTCTTGACCTGGAGAGCCATTGCATCCAGAAATGGGGGCTTAGCCTGCCAAATGCTCGCCTTTACATCAAAGAAGCGCTTGGCGGGATGGTCGATTCGCTGACGGAAACCGATCAGCAGAAAATAGCACTGATTATCTTTCATCGCTACGAAAATGCGTACAAGCTAGCGAGATCACTTAAAAATCCTGGCGCAATGATCCAGGCGTGCGACTCGATGGCTCGCTATTTCATGGAAAAGGCGCCTGATGCCGACATTGTGGCCAACCAGGCAACCAGGGAAGCTGCGGCCCATGATCCTCGCGAGGATTTTGAGTAAGGCATGGTTCAGATAATTGTAAAGCCACCTTCAATAGTTGATTGGTATTCACCCATTCCAGTGCTGGGCACGTCTGAAAAGGCCGCCGCCCCATGGGACACGCTTCCTCCTGCCTGGCCAGACTTTGCAGAACAGACGTTAATCGCTTCAAGTGGCAAGTACATGCCATTCGTGCCTTACTTATATCAGCGTGATCTAATCAAAGTGATTCGCAGGGTAAAGAATGTTTATGTGCTTAAAAGCCGTCAGGTAGGCGCATCTGAAGCGATCATTTCGTACAAGCTCTGTCAATCCATTCGAAAAAGGGCATGGACAGGTGTCGTTTTTTCGAAAACCGGCGAAGACGCCAGCGAGCTGGCAGCCCGAATTAAGGGCCAGGCCAGCAGCCTGCGGGAACGCTGCCCCAAGTTTGCAAAGGATTCAATGCGGAAGCTGGTTTTCAGGGGCTTCGGCAGCCTGCATTTTCTGCCGCCCACCGAACGTGCTGCCCGGGGCATTCCCTCGGCGTCGATGTTGCTGTTCGATGAAGCGGCCTTCATTGAGAAGCTCAAGGGGATTGAGCAGGGGGCCCTGCCAACCACCAGCATGCTGGGTGACGCGGCGCGGCACGTGTGGGTTACTACCCCCAAGGGCCGATCAGGGGCGTTTTCTGATCACTGGCACGAAGACCACGGCGAAGTGGTTGTCGATCCCACGCCAATGGGGGCCAATGGCATCCCGCGGCTGCGAATCAGCCCGGACAACCAGTACGCCAAGATTTGCATTCATTACTCCCAGCATCCGGTCTATAACCAGGATCCAGAGTGGCCCGAAAAACATAGACGCGCGCAGCAGATCACCAAGGCCCAGTGGCAAAGTGAATTCGAGCTTGATTTCACCGCCAGCGACTCTGAGGTTTACTCCCACGATCTGATCGAGCTGGCCGAGTCTCGCGGTGGCTGGGAATCACCCTATCGGCAGAACGTCTACGTGCTGGGCATTGATCCCAATGGCGGCGGCGGCGACGGCTTCTGCGGCATCGTCCTCGATGTGACCCGCAGCCCGTGGCGGGTGGTGGCCGGTTTCAACGTGAGCGGCCAAAGCCGGGACTACGGCCTGCGGCGTTGCGCACGGCTCATTGACGAATATGCGCCGGTGCTGGTGGCAGTCGAAAACAATGGTGTTGGCGCAGCGGTTGCTGAAGCTCTTTGCTTGCTGCGCCCATCCATCGAAATAACTGAAATTCATACTGGCGGGCCTTCAAAATTGCTGATGACCGATCGGATCGTGCTGTTGTTGGAGCAGGAGGAGCTGGTCATTCCCAAGGGGCCATTCCCGGACGGAGAAGAGCGCGAGGGCCTGGGCCATCAGCTGCGGAACTTCCGCCAGGACGAAAAAGGCGGGCGCGCCGCCGCCCCAGGCCACCACGATGATGCCGTGATGGCCCTGGCCATGGCGGGCCAAGCTGGGGCCACAGCCCGGCCCATGGACAGCAGCTGGATCACGATGCTTTGAAGCCCCGGGGCCGGCGCTGGCGCGGGCCCGAGCGATCGGATGGAGGATAGGTGGGCTTGGGGTTGTAGCTGCTTCCACCGCTTTCAATGGACTCAATGGCTGCTACTTGGTAGGGCTGTGGTTGCCTTGGTTCACCCAGCACTTGTTGGATCTCCGCCTCCTCCATCCCACCGGCCGCCAGGAAATCTGCAGCTGGGAAGCTGATGGGTCCAGGGGTCGAGAGAAGCACATACGGGGTGGCAACGCCCAGGGCGATCACCGCAACGTCCTTCGAACCTTCTTCAGTGCCCGGGTCAATGCCAAGGACCAAGCTGGGCGCCTTCGGACGCAACAGCCAGAACAGTGGCTCAGCCCGAAGGCGCCTCATTAGGGCCCTGGTGGCCATTCCGGCCACATAAAAGGCAGCCGTTGCTGCGATTACCCAGCTGAGGTGACCCTCCTTGTAGGACAGCTTGAGGTTTTGGCCCCAATCAGCTCTCGTGATGCCTGCCAGCGTTGTCATGATTTTTGATGGCCAGCCGGATGAAGAGAGTCGGTGGGCCAACGATGGCAGCATACAGGATCTTGTATGGGTAGTAGGATACGCAGGCCCACCCGTCGCCGGCATGTCACCGTTTATGGACCAAGATCAACCACCCGAAGCCGTTGGTAGCCTCCATGGCTATATCACATCTACGAATTATGAGTTGCTTTTCCATCTAGCAAAGCGTCAGTCTGTTGTTTGTGAGGTCGATTTTGTTTATGACCTTCGGGACATAGATGAAGTTCCGCAAAGAGACATATGCAAAACCCGATACAGCACCCACTTTAATGAATATCACGTAGTGGCTCGGGGCAATACTTATCTGTTTGCAAACAGTTTGGAAGGGTTCTCTGCATTGTGCAAACACAATAATTTGCAGTGGGTGGTGCCCCCCTTCTTGCTAAGGGGCATCAACAGTCTTGGCGACAACAGCCTTGACCTTGACATTGAGCGATTAGAGGCCGAAGGCTTGCAGGCCGAATTGCAAAAAGGTTGGGAGCTTCGATTAGAAGAAGCCAACTTGGCCGCTGCTGATGGTGGTCCTGCAGACGGTGGTCTTCCAAGGATTGATCACAGCACAAGTGCAGCTGTTCACCCTGTGGTCAACGGCATTCCGTCAATTCTCCTGGACGATATCGCCGATCCCTGGATGCAACCATGACCTTAGCTTTGAGTATTAGGCAGCCATTTGCCTCGCTAATCCTGATACCACTAAAGGATGTAGAAAACCGCGACTGGTGGACAGGCTTGCGTGGGCCGTTCCTGGTTCATGCCGCTAAGGGCATGACACGAGCTGAATATGCAGACGCTATGAACTTTGCCAAGCGCATTTGCTCTCTCTCCCAGCCAGAACTGCTACCTCTTTTGGAAAGCGAAAGCTTTGCTTTCGAAAACCTCCCTCGCGGTGGCATTATTGGCAGCGCTGTTTTGCGCGACTGCGTTAAACGCTGTGGATCCCCCTGGTTTCGGGGGAAATATGGGTTTCTCCTGGGTGATCAAAGGAAACTGCCCTTTGCCCCGTACAAGGGAGAGCGCGGCTTCTTTGATGTTCCGGGGGTGTTGCCATGACATTGATTTTCAACACCGTAAGCCCATTCCTTTTGATTTACATGGCTGGGATCCCTTTGTTTTGGGCGATTTGCATCCTTTCCAGTGAATATCCAGAGCTTGCATCGTTTCAGACCTCGCTTGCCAAAGCCATTCTCTGGCCAGTTGCCCTGATTCTGTATCTCCTTGACTTGCCTTATCGGCTATTGAAGTGGCTCACCGGCCACAACTGACCACAAACCTGCTTTCTGCCACCATGACACCCCCTCCTCGCAATCTCTTAATCGTCGACGTCGAGACGACGGGCATTGACTTCGACGAAAACGCTCCGATTGAGATTGGGGCCATTCTTTTTGATGTGAAGCACCGGGCCGTCACGCACCAATTCTCGGCCCTGCTGCCGAGCGTGGTGCCCAACGGCGCCGAAGCCGTCAACGGAATCCCCGATGCCCTGCTGGCTTCGGGCCCGGTTAAGCAGTTGTCTGATTTGGCAATCTCCTATCTGCAAAGCCTCTACGACATGGCCGACGCGGTGGTTGCGCATAACGTCCACCCTGATCGCCTTTGGCTGGAGCCCTTGCTTAACTGCAAGCCGCCGACGCCTTGGATCTGCACCTTGCGGGATTTCAGGTGGCACCGGCCCGGGTTGCGCGCCACGCCATCGGTGATCGATCTGGCCCTGGCCCATGGGGTGCCGGTGTGGGCCGCCCACCGGGCGCTCACCGATTGCACCTATCTGGCCCAGGTGCTCGCCTCCCGCGAGGACCTGCCTGAGCTGCTGCTCGAAGCGCAGAAGCCCCAGCTGCTTTATGCAGCCCTGGTCTCATACGACGATCGACACCTGGCCAAGGATGCCGGCTTCCAGTGGCAAGGCCACGGTTTGATGAAGACTTGGACCCGTTATCTCAGGGAAGACGAGGCAGCAGTTCTGCCATTCAACGTGCTTGCAATCGTCCCACCGAACGAGCTCGCCCTGGAAGCAATATGACCACCTCCTACTGGCGAAAGCAGGCGGCCCCGTTGATTGCCCAGGTGATCAAGGACGTCGGCACTAGCGACCTGCCGGCGCTGCGGCGGGCCCTTTCCGATGCCTATCCCTGGGAGCCCAAGCGAGGGCACCCCTACAAGATCTGGTTGAGCGAGATCAAGCGCCAGATGGCTCCAAAGGTCTACCAGCCCCCGCCCTGGTCGAAGCGTCGATCACCAGAACCTGCTCCCGGTCAACTCCTCCTCGAAATGCCATGACAGCCCCCAGCTCCCCCGGCCCACGCGACTCAGGATCCGGCGCCCCGGCAGCGCAGGAGCCAGGGCATGTGGATGAACTGATTCATTGCTTGCGAATACGAGAGCAATCCCTTGGTTCAGAAGGCACAAATTTGGTTCAACTTGGCGACGCTGCATATTTTGGCCGAGCCGCCACCAGGCTGGAGCAGCAGGAGTCCAAGCTTGTTGCCCTGGTTCAGCAGTTGGCCGAACCCGCCAAAGCATTGGTGGTGCCCGTCAACGAACAGCCATGGAACCGCCCTGGCTGGTGTGATGCCGAGGGCCGGTGCTGGTTTTGCAATTCGTACTCCATGGGCCGCTGGAACTACGACACCCCGCCCGATCCGGCACAGGACTGGGGACGCCTTGGCACGGTGACCCACTCCGCTCCGCACTGGGCCATTCCTCGCCCTGGGAGGATGCCAGAGTTACCAAGCCTGAGCGTCTATTCGTATGACGCGGGTGAGTCGGTGAGGATAAGTCGCATGGGAGAGTCCAATCGCTGGTGCATAATCGCAAGTGGTTTAATTCCAGACTGGTGGTTTAATCTGGAAATGCACTACGATTTTGCTTCGGCTGGGGCTGCCTTTGCTGCCATCAGATTGGCACGACAAATAGCCAAGAAGCCTGAGGAGGCTTGAAGCGGCCTATTTGCTTATCGGCTTTTTAGATCACGGATTATTTGTAGCTTTTGAGCTAATTCTTTAATCTCCTGCGCTTGTTGAGGGTCTAACAGGGCACTTGTGAACGCAGTGGTAATTGTATTTACCACTTTTTGGGCTTCTGCTCCAACAGCCGCCATAAGCTTAGTGAGTGCCTGCTGCTCTGCTGCAGATAATTTAGGTCTGTTCATGATTGGTTCTGCGATTAACTCGAAAGGCTGCTTGCCTGAAGGCTAGATCAGCCCTGCCTTCTCCTGTTATGCACAGCCAGCATTTGGCGCAGAGCGGATCATGGGCCCCTGTATGAGGCCTGGAGCAGTTGGAGCAGGTGAACAACTCCGCTGGCGGCAGCCGGCCGGCCTTGCGCGCTCGATACCGTCGCATTCGCTCGGCGGCGGTTGGGTCAGGCATGGGCGCCCTCTTCCGGCACGAGCTGCAGCATGGCCCACCATTGCCAGGAGCACTGAGCCTCCCAGCACACCTGGCAAACGGTGCCAGTGGAGGCGGATGGCCAGCGTTCGGCAGGGTCGGGGATCTGGTCTCCGCAATCGGAGCATGCCGGGACGGTGGGGTCAGGCATGTAATTTATTGAGAACAACTTCAACCGCGACTTTGTTGATTTGGTTGTCAGACCAGTTGGGGTGGCGTTCCTTAATGTCAGCGAAGAGCCGTTGCCATCCCTGATAAAGATCATTAAGTGCGCTAGCTTTTTCTTGGCGGGTCATTGTCATAGCTGGCTGGCTGTAGTTTGTTGTTTTTGGGTATCAGCGGCAATCGGTCATTCGCAGTAAGCCCCCCCATTCTTCAGTTGTTCATGGTGGTAGCGGCCAGCTTGGTCGCGATCCGCCGGGATTGTGACCCGGAAATATCCAGGGCGCAGCTCGTCGCTGCACTCAATGCCTGGAAATCCAGGCGCATCTTGCGTTTCGTGCTGCCTAGGTTCGGAGCACTCCATCAGGGTGCCGCTGGTTGTCCGATACTCCCAGGTCATGCACCCGGGTTCGTCGCCGTGGGTCTCCATCCGCAGGCCGCTGCCGCAGCAACCCGCCAGCGGGTTGAACTGACGGCTGGCTTCAAAAGCCGCTAGAACGGCCCAGAAGGCCTTTTGTTCTTGTCGGTATGGATGATTCCTCCCAAATATTCCAACCAATTCTTTGTAATACTCGGCCTGACCCAGAAAGGTGAGGAACTCCAGGCGGCCCAGAAGGCCTTTTGTTCTTGTCGGTATGGATGATTCCTCCCAAATATTCCAACCAATTCTTTGTAATACTCGGCCTGACCCAGAAAGGTGAGGAACTCCAGGCGGGTCAGAAAATACGGTTCGCCAGGGGTGTGGCAGTTGACGGCTGGAGCGGTGGCGATGGCGGGGCGTTTCATGGCGGTGTCTGAATCGGGGTGTCTTGTGGCCTGGGCGGGCACTGGTGTTTAAGCGAAGCCAGCACGGCGCATAACCAGGCTTGTAGCCGTCCGGATTGAGCCGGTCAGGTAATCCAGCAGGTGCTCAGCGCATGGATTGATTAGTTCTTCCATTACCTCGGCTGGTGTGATTTGGTAATGGTTTGCAACTGCGGCCAGGATCTGGTCTCGGATCTTGGCGTCGGCTGCAGCAAGGAAAGCTTGGTTCTTTTCTGCGTTGGTCATGGTGCCTCTAGCGGTTTGAGGGGATCCCTCCCCTACCTTCATAGCGTAACACGTCCGTAACGGTGTGGCGACCCAATCGGCCCTGAAGCACACAAAAAAGCCCTGGCGCAAACCAGGGCCCCCTTCGCTGCGCTTGCCGACCAGGGGCCGGCCGCAACCATCAATCCTGATCTTCTGCTGCCTCGCTGTCACCCTTCGGCAGGAGGCGAATCGATTTTCGCCCGAGCTTGATTTCGAACTCGTCGCCGGGCTTCAGATCGAGCAAGGCCGTGTAGGCCTTGCCAATCATGAGGTTGCCATTGAACTGAACCTTGGTCTCGAAGCTGAGCTTGCGGCCTGGGGATTTGCCGCCAGCGGCCTTGCCACCACCGCCACCAAAGTCCACACCCTTGGCATTGAGGAGGGCCTCGTAGAACGCCGTGAAGTTGAGGCGCTCGGAACCATCGGCCTTGGTGGAGACGTAGCCACAAGCCCGAACAAGATCGGACTTGCTGACATCCCCCATCTCCTTGACCTTGGCCATCAAATCAGAACCGACAAGCATCTGGATGCAGTGCAATGACCATTTAAGTATCACTTGGTGCTATAGCCCTATGCAAGCAAATACAGAATCCTGTACGGCAATCCGCCCTTTGTGACCTTGTTTGGGCCTTTAACGGTCAGCCGAGGTGGGAATCAGGGTCCCAATCAGGCATCCCTTCCGACTCCAGTTCGTATTTGGCCTGCTCTTCTGCCGTCAGCGCTGGCAGCGTTGCATCAAGTTGCTCGTCTGCGGCGGTGTCGCCTCCAATTGATGCGCTGGGATCCTGTCTGGTGCTGCTGGTCATCGCGGCGCTTTGCCTCCAAAAAACTGCTGTTTGTAGGCGCGTGATTTTGATTGGTCCTCTTCAACGATACGCCCGTTCTCCCACCGTTGGATGGTGCTCATTGATCGGGCCCCCAGACGATCGGGCTCGGCATCGGCCAGCACCGCCGAATCCGCTAAGCGGGCCACCTGCTCGAAGTTGTGCGGGATCACCTCATAGGCCTGGCGGATGAAATCCAAAGGAACAAAGCGCCCTGATCGATGGGCGCGCTTTTCAGCGGCCATCACGCCCTCCGCAACGGAGATGTGGGGCATGATCACCCGGACCTCATAGCCCCGTTCCTTGAGGCGTTGCACCATCGCCAGATACTTCTTGCCGTTTTTGCCCGTTCCATCGAGCATGACGTTGTAGCCGCCCTCAATTGCCCGCTCCTTGATCTTCTCGGCGATGGCGGTGCTGGATTCCTCGTGGGCTCTCGCCGCGGCCAGCTTGTCGGAATTGGCGACTGCCAAGGCAAACTCGGGCAGCCGATCCTTCATTTCATCAGGATCGACCTTCACATAGCCGGTGGTGTCAGCCATCACCTTGGCCAGGAGGCTTGATTTGCCCGAAGCGGGCCCCCCCATCATGACGATGGCCACCTTGCGGCCGCCGGCCCCCTTGCCGGCGGTTGTGCCCTTGGCGAGGGCCTCCTGGATCAGCTGCTCGCGGTAGAGCTTGCGCCCGGGGCTGTCGGGCATTGCAGGGAAACCGGTGCGGCCGTCTTCGAGGCCCGGGGTGCCCTTCTGCCAGCGGCGGTGGTTGGGGTTTTCGCCTGAGGCCTCGTGCAATTCACGGTCCACTTCTCGGATGCGGCGGCCCAGGGTGCTGATTGCTCGCATCGCCTCTGGGGTGGGGAATTCCATGAGGGTGCCGTTGCCGTCGTCGCGGCGGCGGGCCAACAGGTCACGGCCTTCGGCCAGGAGGGCATCACGCCGCTGGAGCAGCTGGGCCGGGCGATCATTGGGCCCATGGAGCTTGCGCCCCAACCTGGTGACGGCCTGGCCCTGGCCGCCGGTGACGAGGGCCCCCAGGCGGCCCAGGGCTTGGGCATTGCCGGTGAGTTCGCACCGTTTGCTGCGGGAGATGCAGGTGCTGCCGCAGCGATAGCCGGTGGCGCAGCGGCGCTGCCCGGGCCTGGGGCTGTCCATCCGCGCAGCTGTAACTAGAAACGCCTGCAACCGCGCTGGGCTCCAACCCCTGATGGCGTCCTGCCGCTCCGGCGCCGAACCCCGGGGCCCCGCCAGCTCGGCGCCGATGGGCTGATAGCTGACCCGCTCCCCCTTGATCTGATAGCCGAAGACCATTTGGCCACTGCGAAAGCGACCGGTGACCGCACCGGTGGCCCTGGAGCTGTTGAGGGAGAGCAGCTGGATTGGTTGGCGGAATTGGCGCTCGAGTTCTGCCGTGACGATCGAAGCGATTTCACCTCGAACCCGATCGGCACCATCCTTGCGACCAAAGAGGGGCAGCGACTGGTCGTAATCGGTGGCCCCGAAGAGTCCCGTTTGGCTTTGGCGCTTGCCGGCCATGGCCGCCCCCAGGCGGCGGCGTTGGAGGTCCCG